ATATAAACGACGCGTGAATAGTTGCCGTCCGGTGCGCTTTCGTTCGTGAAGTTGAGAACGCTCGACACGGCTTGCGTGATCGAGGTCTGCGCGATCTGACTCACCGTGCCGTCGCTGTTGAGGACGAGCGTTTTGCCAGCCGTTACCGCGCCGCTTGCTGTAAGGTCGATGCTACCACCGGATGCCGCCATAACGCTCGCTGGGAGTTTGCCATCGCTTCCGATTACCGCGAGGTTTCCGTTCGACGTTCCGGTGTTGAGGACAGCGGCTGTCCCCAAGCCGAGGTTCGTGCGTGTCGCAGCGAGATCGTCAGGATTTAGGGTTATCGTTGCCATGCTAAACTCCCACGATATGCCAGTTGGCACCGCTCGAAATCGTAACCGACGAGCCGGATGTGATTGTGATTGGCCCGGCGCTCATGCCGTTTGATCCGGTGGGGATCGTGAGGCTGACGTTGCCGCTGATCTGATTTTTGTTCGTGCGGATGACGCTGTCCTCGTCTGTCCCCCCGCCATCTAGGCCGGGTCCGCCGCCGCCGATACTTCCCCACTCTGTCCCGTTGTATCCTTCGAAGACGCTGTCCGTGCTGTTGAAGCGGATGAAGCCGGAGGACGGTGAGCCGTCGCGTTGCGCGGTGGTGCCAACAGGTAGCTGTGCGGAGCCGGTAGAGGAGGTCTTGGTTACGACGCTGTCCCCGCTGACGGCAGCGGCCTGCCACGAGGTTCCGTTGTAGACTTTGAGTTGGTTGGACGTCGTCGAAAAATAGAGGTCGCCTGTGGTGAGCGCGTTTCCGTCCCCGTCCGTCGTTGGGTCTGATGCAAATGCGCCGAGGTATGTGTCGGTAAAGCTGTCGAGCGCGGCTTCCGCTGCGGTCTTTGCAGTTTCGGCTGCGGCCTGCGCTGTTTCGGCAGCAGTTTTCGCGGTTTGCGCGTTTGTGTTTGCTGTGGCCGCAGATGCAGCAGATGCGGCACTAGCGGTAGCGGAGTTCGCGCTCGCGGTAGCAGAGTTAGCTGCATTTGTTGCGGCGGTGTTTACGGCGGATGCGTCGAGTATGAGGGCGGTTTTGGCGGCCGCTAGGTCGGCGGCTACGTTCGTGGACGTGTGTTGGACGCGGACAACGTAAAGGTCTTCGGTGGATGCATCGCGGTATACGTCGCCGATGTCATAGAGCGTGCTGGTGGCGAAGTCACCTTTGTAATCGGCGAAGCCTGTTTTGAATTGGCCGCTGGTGTCGAATGCTTGGGCGAGGAGATTGGCAAGCGTCGTGTTGCCGATCTCGGCGTTCTCCATGTAGGTGTCGAGAGAGTGCTCGCCGGTCTTGCTGGACGTAAAGCGGAGCTGTTCGGATGTTGGGCGTGTACTAGCCATCGAAGCGCTCCTCCTCTTGCATCTTGCGTAAGCGGAATACGAGTTCGTTCTTGGTCATGGGCTGATCTTGTTTGATGTCGTTTAGGTCAGCCCGGAGCTGCGCGATGGCTTCGTCTTGTGGCGCGTTGATGTTTTCGATGCGCTCCTCGATTGCACGGAGGCGCAGATCGGTTTGGCGTGCGTAGTTCTCAAAGACTGCGAGGACATAGTCGCGGGTCTTTGGGTCTACGAACGAGCTGAGGGATTGGGGATCGGGGATCGTCTTCATGCCTGCGCCTCACTTATGGGGACAAGGTTGCCTGCGCTGACCTGCCCATCGATGTCCCCCTGCGGCATGACGGATGCGCCGCGCATCTTTTCCATGACAGAGATTTCTTGCGATGGGGACATCGGCCGAGATGGGTCGAGCTTGAAGCGCTCGATGTTGGGGATGCCCATAGCTTTGATGGCTTCTTCTGCGATTGCGCCGCCGTCATATTCCATCGTCAGGCCGGTCTGCTGCATGATGCCGAGTATCTGCATCCAGGCTTCGACGTTGCGGGATGGTTCGAGGGGCAGCGTGCCGTCGACCACGAGGTAGTCGATGTCCCCTTGCAGATCGAGGACATTAAAGTCGACGTAGCCGTCCTGTGCGCCGGTACGCAGGATTTCGGGTGAGTTGGATTGGTTGAGCGGTATGGAGCCGCTGAACTTGGAGGTCAGCATGTCTTGGAGGTTGCTGACCATCATGCGGACCATTGGCCGGATCGTGGTCGCTGAGATGATGCGGCTTAGTACGCCGAGGCGTTGCGAGCCGAGCTGTGTCAGGCGTTGGACCTCTGTGGCCGTGGGTGGTGTGCCGGGGGATGGGATGCCTTGTTGCGCGTCGGATGCGGCGGATAGGCGTTGCTTAAATTCTGATAGGCCTTGGATGTCGTTCCAGTGGCCTGATGTTACGTCGGGAACTTGAACGACGTTGACGCCGTCTCCGGGTCTGGTTCCGGGGAGCGTGCGGACGAGACCCCACGGGTTGCGGTCGATGAGGTCGGAGATGTTGACTTGGCTTGGGTCGACGAAGATCAGATTGTTTAGCGCTGCCATGACATTGTCGACGCGGCTGCGCAGCAGCCACGTCGCTATGTCGTGGAGCGGCAGGAGAATGTCGTAGAGGCCAGCGCCGAATGTTTTGTGGCTGTCGTTGAAGAGCGCGGACATGACGATGGGGAACTGCCTGCCGTATGGGTTGAGCTGGCAGCGGATGACAGTGTCCTCGTCGAGGATTGTGATTATGGCCCAGACCTCGCGGACGCCGGGCATACCGATCAGATCGCCGGGTAGTCGGACGAAGACCTCGTTGATGGTGCGTGCCGATCCGAGCGTGAAGTATTGGCCGCCGGATTGATTGAGGACATCGGCTGATGCGGGATCGATGGAGAGGCCACGTCCTTCTTCGCGTGTTGTTTCGTTTGATTTCCAGCCTTGGATGGGCCGGTTGCGCTGGTGGCGGATCGACGGGAAGTAGTCGAGCTTTGGGTAGAGGCCGGTCTGACGGAGCGCGTCAAAGGATTTGTAGTCGACGAAGCCGATGAATTGCATTTCTTCCATGTCGCCCCAGTTGACACGGGGGTCGGGGAAGCAGCGGCGCGGGTCGTAGTTGATTATCTTGTTGGTGTTTTTACTGCCGTCCCACGAGACGCGTGTGGGTGCGAAGCCGTATCGGATTGCGTCGTTGAGGAGCTGGGCAACGCGAAACTCGCCTGCGCCCTGCCGCATGTGTTGGTGCAGGATGCGTTCGATGATGGCGGCTGGCTTGCGGGATTTTGCGTTGAGGCCTTCGAGGCCGAACATCGGGTTGCGTCCGCCGAGTGCGGCCATGAGGTATGTGAGGACAGTGTCCGCGATTGCGCGGGTGTCTGCGATGACAGCTTTCTCGCGGAAGTCGGTGGCGTCCGGGGGGACATAGACGTCGTGTGCGCGGTCTGCCTCTTTCCAATGGTCGTAGCGTCGGCTGATGCGGTTCCACGACATATCGAAGAGTGCTTTGGCGTATGCGCAGATGCGTTGCTCTTGGTCTGCGGAGAGCGCAGGCGCAATGTCTCTCATCTGGAGGAATGGCTCGGCGAGCTGCGACAGGTCGACGATCATTCCATCTGACGTGCTCGGTGCGTTCTCTGCGGGCAAGATTGGCATTGGATTGTTTTATGGGGGTTGCGGGTGTGCTGTCGTCCTACAGACCCCAGCCCTTCCATGCCCGCTTGTTTGCGGAAGCCATGTCGGTAAGGGAGGTGCCGAACATCTGGACCTCTTTGTTGAGGCTGTTGGAAAGGTTGAGTGGACTGTTGAATGCGTTGCCGGTCGAGGGGACACGGCTGAGGACATCGAGGACAATGGAGAGAGCGTCGACTTGGTCGTCGTGTGCGCCGTCTGGAAACTCGACGCACTCCTGTAGGAAGTCATCCAGCCAGGGCGCGTCTTTGGGTAGGAAGACACGGCCACCTTCGATGAGATCAGTGACAGCGTTGACGCGTGCGACCTTATCGTTGACGACCTTGCGAGGGATGACGGCGATGCCGCTCTCGTTGCGGAGTTCTTGGATAAGGGATTGGCCGGAGGCTTTGTCCTCGATGTGGACACCTCTGAGGCCGTTGCCGCGCCAGCGTGCGTTGAGTGCGATTAGGGCACGCTTGAGTTCGGGGAAGTCGTACTTGGCCCGCATGATGTCGAGGAGATGGATGTCCCCGTTGTAGGAAAGGCCTGCGGTGATCGCGACGGAGTAGTCAGCGGTTTCGGTTTTCTTGAAGGCTGTGTCCGCGCCGATGATGATTGTTTCGAACTCGGATGGCGGATCGTCGTGCTTCCACCATGTGGATTTGATGAGGTTGCCGCCCTTGATGTAGGGGGACTGCTGGTACAGGGACGCGAACTCGCGCTCATTGAGTTCGCGCTTTCTTATTAGTTCTTCTATTGGGAAGCGTTCTGGCCAGAGCGGGACTTCTTTCTTTTCCCACATGTAGCGTTTGGCCGGTGCGGTGTCGGTTAGGCGTTGGTGGGCGTATTTGGGATTGCGGACTTGGACGCCTGTTTCTTCTTCTTGAATGGCCGGGAAGTTGATGTGTGTCCATTCGCCGTCAGCCCATTCCTTTAGGGTTTGGACACGGCCAGCGAGGTCGTCAGGGTGCCACCGTGTCAGGGTGATGACGCGGATCGGCGGCGTGCCGTCGTGGGCCGGTTCGAGACGGGTTGAGAGGGCTGAGGCGTAGTAGTCCCATGTTTTATTGCGCTGGGTGGCGCTCTCGGCGTCCTCGCGTGCTTTGATTGGATCGTCGATGTTGAGGAGGTTTGCGGCTCGACCGGAGGTCGTGCCGCCTATACCGACGCCGTAGTAGCGTCCGCCGCTTTCGGTTGCCCAGTTGTCGGCGGCCCGTGTCTCGTCAGAGAGGCGGCAGTCGGGGAATATCTGGTGGAACTCTGTCGAGCGGACGACGTCGCGAACCTTGCGGCCGAAGTCTGTGGCTAGTTCGGCGTTGTATGAGCAGGACATAACGATGCGGCGGGGATCGCGGCCCATGAAGTAGGCCGGGAAGTAGATACTGCCGAACGTGGACTTTGCGTGCCGTGGAGGCATCGTGATGAGGACATTGCGTATCGGTGGCCTGTCCCCGCGTTGCGGGCGTTTATCTTTACTAGAATGGCTATAGCGGCGCTTTTCTAGCGCTTCCCAGAACTCAGGGAACAGTTCGCCTTGTTCGAGGAGGTGCAGGCACTCGATGAGCTTGAGCTGGAACTGGGGTATGTTCCAGTCGGGCTGCATAAATTTAATGAAATGTTCGAAGCTGTCCTCGGCACGCTTGGCCGCGAGGAGTAGCTTGGCGGCTTCTTTTCTTGTCAGCGGCATGTGTATCCAAAAGGGGGGCGCGTAGTGTGTACGCACCCCCAAGTAGAGAGACGAGACGAGTGAAGCCTATGCGCCGTCTAGGCGCTGGTCGTCCCTAACGGGTTGAAAATTTGCTCAGAATTTTCGGAGACCCGGAAATGGCATCTAAAATTTTGGATTTTCGGGATCGGACCACGCCCCCCCGCATCATGACGTGGCGCGCGCGACGTGGCGATGCGCGCCTGCGCCTGCGCGTCGGTAAGCGACACAGATTCTGCACACTCGGTCGCTAAGTGGTTGATTTTGCTGGTGGTTCGTCGTTATCCAGAATAACTGCGTCGTCGACTTCGTCGAGTCCAGCGGCGATCCGTTCGAGGTCTTCTCGGGTCAGCTCGCGGGTATCTTTTACGCTCATGTCCACCTGCGAGTAGGTCGCGGACACGTCTGGAACGACCTTGGAAAGCATTGTTTTGAATACGTTAGCTTGGGTCGGGGTCCATTCGCGCGTGCCCAGTACGACCTCGTGGGCGCGTGGAAGCTGCTGCTTCACGAGCGCGGTGATCTTCGCGCGGACTTGCGCGATTTGATGCGGCGAGACCGGCCGCAGATGCGACGGTGCTTTGATGCGATTTTCAGTCATTTCTCGACCTTACGCGCGAATAGCGGGCGCGTCATCCCAAAGGGATCAGGGTGATGGGGATTGAGGCCGGAGAGCTTCCGGTTTCCATCAGCCTTTCCCCCGCAGGGACGCGATATCCCAAAGGGATCAGGGTGATGAGTAGTGAGGCCAGTCGACGGTCGGCTTGGCCCGATTTCATCGCGAACACAGGAGTAACGCGATCATGAATACCATCAAAACCATCAACCCCATCGTCCGCTTCGTATCCGAGAACGACAACGTCTTGGCCGAGCGCCCAGGTTACTTGCGCGTCCGCCCGGACGGAACCTTCGGCGCGATCCGCCGCAAGAAATGCTACCCGGTCTACGACGTGTCCGACGACGGCAACACCGTGTCCGTGCGTGTCGAGAAATCCCTCGCGCTGCACAAGGACGACTGCCGTGGCTCGAAAGTCGTCGACCTACAGCTTCCGGCGAAGCCGACGACGGCCAAGTCCGAGCCGACCGCCAAGAAGCCGCGCACGATTGCGCAACAGCAGGCGACGGTTCGCATGGCTGAGGGCCGCTTGGCCAAAGTCACCCGCGAGACCGACGACCCCGCGCAGATCGAGACCGCCGCACGGGCACTTGCCACCGCGCAAGAGAACCTCGCGGCCATGATCGAGCACGAGGTCATCGAGCAGGCCGTGGCCGACGCCGGGCCGATCAAGCCGATCTCGAAGATGACGAAGGCCGAGCTGATCGCTCACATCGAGACGCTTTCGTAAGCGACCGCAACACACACTGGCACACTCACGGGCCGTCCTTCGGGGCGGCCCGTTTTCTTTGGAGGACCGAGACATGAAACGCTTCAACTGGAACAGCTTCCCGCAGATCGCTCACGCCATCCCCCGTGCGATGGAATTCACCGACCACGGCCAAGTCGTGATGCGTCACGCCGAGATGCAACGCGAGCGCATCGAGCGGGTCCGCAAGCGGGCCGCCGAGGACACCAACGTCATCCGTCGCGGAACACTTCGCGCAGTCCGCAACTAGGTGCAGACGCCCGAGCGCCCCTTCGTGGGGCGCTCCAGTGTCATCACCCACAGGAGAAATGCGATATGGACATGACCAACGAACTTATCGACTTCGCAACGATGCTGATTTTCCTCGTGTCCGGTTTGTGTATCGCCTGCGCAGCCTGCGCGATACAGGACTGGTTCCACAGGCGTTACCCAACAACACGTAGCGACCTCGATTACATCGCAAGGCAGCGTAGCAAGGCGATGCGCCGCCGGGCACGGCGCAAGTACGGCACACGATAGGCGTCGAGGAAGATCATGGAAAACACACCCGAAAGAGCGCGAAGAGCCGATTACGGTTGCCTTTTCTCACAAAAGGAGTATAAAACACAAAACTACAAGACAACAAAGAGGGCGAACATGACGCAGAAACAACGCTGGTGGGCGTGGCACAAGAAAAACCCACACGTCTACCGGCTGTTCGAGCGGTTCACCCACGAAGCGATTGCGAGAGGCCACAAGCATTTGAGCGCGTGGCTCATCGTGAACCGCATACGGTGGGAGACGACGGTCGTAACGAGGGGCGGCGAGTTCAAGATTTCAAACGACTACATCGCCTACTACGCACGGCTCTTCCACGCACTCAACCCCGAGTACGAGGGGTTCTTCCGGACACACAAGATGAAGGAGGAAGCATGACCAGCTTCACACTTGAGGGCGTGACTGAGATCACGCTGCCGTTGGACGGCAACACCAACAAGCATCTGTCACAAATACGTCGGGCGCTGTGGGAGAAACTGGGCGAGGACGTCGCTCCCGTCGACATCATCAAGGCGGCGGTACGCATGGCCGCAGAAATGGAAGCGGAATGAAGAAGCCCGTCAACTACAGCTACCGTCCCGCAAGCAGCGCACGCGGGGCGATCAAGGGAAGTTGGAAACGGCACAGCAAGCCTCGCATCGAGGCCACACCGCCTCCCCCGTTACGCGGACGCATCATTAAACCAAAGGTTAAAGGTGAATAAGGATGAGAAGTTCAAACGACTTCTATCCAACACCGCACTCCATCATCTGGACGGTTATCCGAATGCTGGGCTGGCGTAGCCCGCAGTTCTGGGAGCCGTGTGCAGGTGATGGACGATTTGCTGATGCCTTGGACAACGCGCATGGCGTGAGGTGCCTGCGCCACGACATCGAAACAGGCTACGACTTCTTCGATTGGAAGTACGCACAAGCGCCTGACATCGTAACCAACCCGCCGTTCAAAATGATACGGCAGTTCATCGACCATGCGTTCGCCATCGGAGTGCAGCGCATGGCACTCGTTTGCCCGGAGCGTTTGTGGGCTTGCCAGAAAGGCTTCGAGCAAAAACAGCGGCACAATCCTAGCCGCTTCATCAACCTCGCATGGCGCGAGGATTACCTGGGCAAAGGCGGTTCACCCGACCGAGCGTTAGCGATCTCGATTTGGGATGAGCCGCACGCGCCCTCAACCACTTACCAAGTATGCAGGAGACCATGATGTGGGAAATCATCGGGCTAATCATGCTCGCAAACGGTGCGCTGTGGGTAGGCGTCATAGTGATCGACAAGATCGTCGGTCTCTAGTGGCGCACGCGCTAGAGCAGCCGGAGCACCGCCAGCAGGTGGTGCGTAGCCGCAAGCGGTACGACCGCAAGCGGGACAAACAACAACAACGGAAGGACAGCGAATGAAATACGACGTTCACCTAAGCTGCGTGGTTCGCGTTAAGATTCCAAACGTCGAAGCGCCTAGTCAAGTAGAGGCAATCAAGACAGTCGAACGCGACATCGCCCACACTTTTCACAAAGCACTTGGCGGGGCCTACGGCAACATCGAGCACGAATACGTAGAAGACATTGTGAGTGCGACGGTGGATGAAGTCGGCGACGAGGACTTCGAGAGGAGTCATACCTACGCTTACCACGCAGGCGACTGCGAGTGGCTTGCGACGATACAAATCGGCAACGATCCAAACCCAGAGACCGATGCTAACAACATCGAGAAGGAGATCGAAGACTTCTTCGAGCGCGTGGAACAAGGACATTTCACGGCAGAGTTAATCGCCCAAATGGCCCACAAAAGCATGGGGCCGGATGGTTTCGTGCGAATGCTCGACACCAACGAAATCTCCAATCGTTTTTGGGAAGAAGGAGAGGACAGCGAATGACACAGAGCGCCGCAGAAAAAGTCGGCGATGTGCTGCACGACATGCCGTTCAGTGACGTGCTTCAGTTGGCCGAAGCCCTCGGGTGGAGCGAGCCAGAACTACCCGGCGCATGGGATGCCACGACAGCCGACGCATTCGAAGAGGACGCTATCGACTTCATCCTGCGGGCCGTAGTGCGACATGCTGAAGCAAAAATGGCAACCGAACAGGAGGACAGCGAATGACAACCAAACAAGACATCGAAGACCTGGGTGTAGAGATCAGTCAGCGTCTCCGCTGGGACGGCGAAGCAATCGTCGAGACGTTCCGAGCGGCGCTCGAAGACGCCAACCTTCACACCTTCAACGCCGCCGTGGGTGCGGTGTGG